CAGTTGTATGAAGGAAAGAAGGAGAATAAGATTGAGTTTGAGCGGTCGGAAGAGCTGCTGCGAAGTCCTAATTCTGAAGAGTCCATACGTACTATTTTCAAACAGCTGCTTATCGACTGGGGCTCTGTAGGGTGGTTCGGTCTTGAGGTAGTTCGCAATAATAAGGGAGAGATTGCTGAGCTTTATCACGTTCCAGCTCATACGCTGCGAGTGCATGAGTCCAAAGATAAATATTGTCAGAAGCGCAACAACAAGAAAGTATGGTTTAAGAAGTTTGGTCTTGAAAATGATATCTCCTCGAAGGACGGTAAAGATGCAAGTGCTACGGCTGAGAATAAAGCAAATGAGTTGATATTCTATAAGAATTTCTATCCTAAGTCGGATTTCTACGGAGTGCCGAATGCTATCTCTGCCACTGGTGACATACTAGGTCTTATAGGATTGCGAGACTATAATCTAGCTTTCTTTGAGAACTATGGAATTCCATCGGCTATTATTACTCTAGAGGGAGATTGGGACGAAGGATCTGATAAGAAAGTTACAGAGTTTCTTAACAAAGAGGTTCGTGGTACTGAGAATGCACACAGGACATTAGTTGTAACACAGCCTGAAGGTTGCAAGTTTGTATACAAACCAATAGGAGTAGATGTAAAAGAGTCCAGCTTTAAGATGTATGAGCAGACGCGCAAGGATGCTATCCTTATTGCTTATTCAATGCCGCCGGAGAGAGTTGGAGTTCGCGTTACAGGTTCGCTTGGTGGTAATGTCGCCGAGGAAGCTACTCGTATTTATGTACAAGGTGTGGTTGAACCTTTGCAGACTGATTTAGAGGACATTGTAAATGATAAACTCTTACAGTCTGAGGTATACGAGTTCAAGTTTGAGAACATTGACCTTCGTGACATTGACACCTTGATTAAGCAATATGGATATCAAATAGAGCGGGGGATGATGACTCCTAATGAATCTAGAAATAAACTAGGACTCCCACCTTATCCTGAGGGTGATAAGTTCTATATGATGAGTAGTTTGATAGAGGCGGGGGGTCCCGAAAAAAAACTTTGAAAAAAAGAGAAGGG